AGATCCTTGTAGGCCGACTAGGTCTGGGACAAAAAGACTGCGCCCGATAAACATATTGAGTAAGTTAATCCCCTTGATATACGCCTCTCCATTACCGTTAGCCTGTAGCCACTCTACGTCTATCTCTTTGGGGATAACTGCGGAGGTTCTGGCCTGGAAACGCTTTAGGATATTATGTAGGTCTGTGACCTTATCATCTGGCAAAGACTTGTCGTACTTAGCTATAGGGATTGGGCTTGCTGCCTTCTCTAAGTAAATTGCATAGAATTTAAACACGTGCTTTTTCGTAAACCAAGCGTCGTAGGCTCGGCGCAGATCACTAACGCCGTAAGGGTTTTGATACTGCTGTCGATTAATCATGTGGATTAAGACTTTAAGATCTACCTCAATATCTCCTATAGCTGCGTGCTGAAGGTACTTAGATATATTGCCTTGATCGTCTGTGTGTAGCTCCCATGTGGCCGGATGTCTTGTCTTTAAACTTTTTAAATAGAGTTCGTTTTCTTGGTTAAGGGCAAAGAGTTTTTCTGCGATAGCAAAGCCGAACTTGTGTAGGTTATTAACAAAATCCTCTAGCTGCTCGTCTAGGGACATATCTCCATTTTCGTCTATGATCTTTTTCACCTCTACGGCCATCTCCTCATTAGACTTGTCACTTGCTACAATATCCCAGCCGCAGCCGATAATTAGATCGTTCTTAAGGTCTAAGCATACGCCTATCTGATCGTCCTTAGACATTTCCTCATAAAGAGAGTAGTCGCCCTTTTTCTTATATAGATCGTCTGGGTTGAAAGGCTTTTGGTAGGACTCACCTACATAACCGGAGAGCTGGTAGGTCTGCTCTGGTTGTACTAATGAGAGGTCTTGATCGTTAATAGCTTGTGACTTGCCAGCCAGAAGTTTGAAAATATTCAAAACCCTGCTCCTTGGTTTAAATTAATATGCGCTTATTTAGATTGTCGTAAATAGATACAGATGACATTTCTAAGATCATCTGAATTGCTATTGCATCAGCCACGATGCAATCGTCGTGAGAACCGTCCGCAGCCTCTATCTTGCCGTCATTATCTATCAGCGTCAAACATTCCTCAAGAGTGCGTCTAGAGTTAATCTTTACGATCTTATCCTCTACTGCATCTATGAAGGTGTCGATCATAAGAGGCCGAGTGATCGAGTCTGTTTTCCACCCCACGTAATCCGGCTTATATCTGTAGAGGTTAGGATATTTTATATTTTAGTCCAGTTCCAGTAAAACCGCATGGCCGTGATTATTTACCTCGACAGCTACGAGCGGATAGCCCATGCGTGGGCTATGATACGCCTCGGCAACATTTTTAATCATGTGGGCAAAGGCTTTAGGTCTTATGGTGTTTGACCTGTACTGGGCTACTTGTTCTTTTTTGGTGGCATTAAATACCGATATTGTAGAGTAGTCTGATCTAACTCCTTCGGCTACGTCTGCTCCTATGACGTAGTGATTATCTTTTTGATGGGTGTGGTAGATCTCTAGGTCTTTGTTTTGAGACTCTGGCAGGGCGTTTAGTAGGGCCTGGACTATCATTAAGTCCATAGCCGCTTGGCCGGAGGATAGGAAACAGGTGACGTCATCCTCTGGGTACTCTTGATAGTACATCTGCTTAAGGTCTTGCTTCTTTGCCCGCCTAAAGAGGATCTGTCCGTCTGTGATGTCTACGCCGTACTTAACCTTAGCCTTAACTTTAAATTCGTTCTCTTCGTCGGTTAGGGTAAGAGGTTGAGTTACTGGGTAGCTGTACTCGTCTCCGTGGGTAAACCAGGGAAAGAATAGTTTGTTAAATAGGGAGTTACTATCTACCCACTCTTTATGAAAGTCGTTACCTATGCCGTTAGGAGTAGATTCCCAGGTGATTATACCGTCTGGAGGTACAGCCTGCATAGTGGCCTTAATTCTATCGGAGTCGGCAAAGGCTCTTTCGGAAACGTGGAGCCATCTGATAGTATCACCCCTGGACTCAAGGTCGCAGTAGATCTTAGAGCCTCTATTGGGAAAGCGCATTTCATATCTAGATCCGCCTCCCTTGTCTGTGGGAGGCTTAAAGTCACTTGGGCAGTTATCATAGGCTCGTCGAACGATCTCAAAGATCTTTTGTATAGAGTCTTGTTCGTGGCTAAGGATACAGGCCACAGCGTTCGGCGTGTGAAGGGTGAAGTCTAGCATCTTGATTACTTCGTTAGTAGTGACTCCACCTTGGCGATATTTTAGGATCTGTTTTCTGTTTGATAGGTCGGAGTTAATGATCTGCTGGACATGGTTGGGGCGAAAGGGCCTAAGCCTACCTTTTTTGTCTACGATCTTGTAGAGGTTATTAAGTCTCCAGTTTTGGTCTGGTAGCTTTATCATTTCTCTTCTTTGCTAGTTTTGTTTTCTTTAGCTCCTCAAAGAGTTTATCTAGATACGCCTCTACATCTTTAGCTAGTAGGTATCTGCCGTCAACGTGTCGCATGAATTGAGGTCTTTTCAGTATATTAAAGGTCATTCTTGCTCCTTTCGGCCAGAGCCAGCCATTATATAAACATGAAATCTCATTTTACACTTAGCACACTCGGCCTCTGTATATCTAGTCCCTGGTCCTTGATCTTGAGTCGGTAGTATCTTTATCTCATGCTCACAGGCTAGATTTTCTATGTTAAGTTCTCCTATAGATTCGTGTTTAATATCATCGGATCTTGGCGTAAACACGATCACTCCTTCTCCTCCTCTTTCTTGATCTCCTCGACGATTCTCTCGTTAACCTGTTCAATCTCTGTCATGCGATTAGCTATATAGTCTGAGATATTCCCGCCTCCAAAGCTAGAGTCTTTGGTATTTTCGTTCTCTACTCGTATGATCTTTTTAGTCCCATACTCTCTAGGCTTTGACTTCTCTAGTTTCCAGGCCGCAGCTTTCCAGTCTCCCTTTTGAGCCGCCTTGTCTATTACAGATAGATCTCTTAGCGTGGCCTCTTCCATAGCCTTAAGCGCTGCGTCGGAAAATTCTTTGTAGATACCCTTCTGCTGCTTTGCGCCACGGTTTAGCCAATCGTAGAAGGTGTCTTTAGTTATACCGGAGGCTTTGGCTGCTGTTTCCACGTAGGCACCGAGGCGTATATATGAGATTATTTTCTCCTGTAGTTCCTTGGTTAGTTTCTGCGGGCGGCCTCTGCCCTTTTTGGGCCAGACTTTAGGTAGTTTTTCCAGTCACTAGCTCCTTGGCTTTGTTAAAGAGTCTCTGTGTTTTAGTAGGTATGCCGAGTTCCTTCATTAGCTTATATAGCGTAGGTATTGGAACTCCTATAGTTTCTGCTGCCTTTGACACGCAGTAGTTAGACTTATTTAGGTGGGCGAGGACGAAGGCTTTTTTCATACGCTTAATTAGTTCTGTGTGGAACTCTGGGCTAGTCTGGTCTGGGAACTCGAAGCCATGCTCTTTTAGCTCTTCATGGTTTAAGGTATGAGACTTTAGCAAGTTTGTACTCCTCTACTGGGATCATATCGACTTTAATATCTACCCAGAAATCGTCTTTAGTATCATTGTAGCACTTCATGGCTGATCCTACCTGGAAATACTTATCATCTACTTTAATCAGGTCTGAGAGAGCGTCAAATACTGCCTTAATGCGATTGTCTACGTCTAGCTTTTTAATGCGCTGGTCCTTAGTGTACATGGCAGATTTTGGTATTGAGAAAAGTAGGTCGATTTTTAAGAAGGTATCCTCGGTTTTGATAACTCTCTGACAGTCGGAGATCATGGCTATAAAGTCTTGTTTAATGGCGAATAGTTTAGCCTGGTTTTTAAACTTAGTTAGTTCTTGGCTTGGGAATCTTCGTCCCATGCGATTAGTCGGGTAGGACTTATTTAGACTCGGTGGATATGGGTAGGCAGTAATTAAATAGGGAAACGAGCAGTTAGCCATTGCTTAGTCCTTCTTTGGTGGGCCGTTTTGTAGCATATCTTCTAAAAAATTAATCACTCTCTTATAGGGGATGTCTAGCAGGTACTCGCAGATATACTCAGTGTATGGATCTCTCATGTGTCTGATGGCCTGGGAGAGTTCGATAGAGTAGTAGGCCGGATTAGTGGGAGGAAAGCCGCACTCCTTAGCTGTCTGCCAGTGTAGGTCTATGTCTGTGTAGTAGGTCTGTAGAACCGCCTTCCAGAGTTTAGTCTCTGGGCTTTGGGAGTAGTCTGTCGGCTCTAATAAGGTCTCTACTCCGGCTCTCATTAGTGTACTGTGGTCTTTGTTTCTGTGGTTAATAGGCTAAGTCTATTGGCCTTTTCTTCTTTGAGCGCCTCTTCTACCTTTTCTCCGAAGATCTTGGCACTTGGGCCTATCTCTGCCTCATAATTAAACTCGTAGTCGGCAAGTATTGAGAATATGGCCTTCCAGAGACTTTCTTCTACTTGGTCTGGGTTTTTAGCGAATAGGGAGCATACGGCTAGTAGGTTTACGGATAGCGCGTGTATGTGCATGATTTTAATATCATCTTCGCTACAGTTTTTAATTAGCTCTTGGAATTCTTTTTGGTTTTGCGCAAGGGCGTCGGAGAGCCTCTTAGCGCACATTGTCCCGAAGTGTTGTAGGGCCATGAAGAGTTTTTCGTCCATTATTTAATGGTAGGGGATTGGTAGGCCTTGGCAATATGTTTTTTTATGTTATTCTTTTTATGCCGTTGTACTGGGATGTGACTTTGCCCTGCACGCGTAGTTAAGAAGCTACGGCCCCGAGGCCGTATGGGTGGAAACACCACAGGCCCGACACATATTATCGGGGACAAATATCAGCCGATTAGTCTTACGGCCAACGGCAACTACTTTTTGTTAATCTGTATTAGCTCCGAGTTCCTAATCGTGTAGGAGTCGCCTTTATAGATAAAGTCTTTATTATTAATCGCTGGCTGTCCGGCCTTATAGAATACTGCCGTATCAAAAAAGTCTGACTTTTTACAATAACCTATTATCCAGCCCTTTGTTAGATCGTGAAATATCTGGCAAAATACATAGAGATCACAGGATTGGGCAGTATTAAAGGCGTAGACATGATTAGTAAAATGCCCTTTTGGTTGGTATCTGACCATACTAGTTTTAACATCTATCCTGTTATGGTTGATTACAAAATCGTAGTCGTAGCTATTGGCTCGCTGGGCTTGTGGGTAGGTTAGCTCGAATATCTTTTCGCCTAAGTATCCGATCTCGTTTCTCTCTCCCTTGGTTACAGATCCTCTTAGGGCTCCGTGAGGCATGGAAGCCCTTACCTCTGCTCTAATCTTTTCTGTGATCTGTACTTCTATCATTTGGTTTACAATTTATTTCCT